TTAGATACAACTTCAATTTTAGCAATCACCGCATTGCGTAATTTGCCTGAGGGTGCGCCACCAGTGTCTGGTCTCACTGCACAGTCTAAAGATTTGATTAGTTCAGTCACAGAAAATCGTGCGGCATTGTTCAATAATCCTTTGACTGATACAATTAGAGGTGTGACTAGTCAGGTCAATTCATTAACAACAACATTAACTGCAATTTCTACCGGTGCGATAATAAATCCAAATATAAGTGCTGGTGCCGCAACAGCATATTTGGCTGGCACTGGAATAGGAAATTTGCAGACTTCAATGAGCAACTTTTTGGGTCACACAAATAGATTATCAGGGACTCTAAAAGGTGCAGGTATAGATGCGCCAGGACTTGAACAAGTTTTAAGCATTGGTAAATCGATGAACGATATGGTGAATGTCATTGATGGTGCTAAAGGTTGTCTCAACATTGTTGGTGGTATGACTGGCCTTTTCTCTGGTGATGATATCGATGCGGCTGCAAATGATATTGCAAAAATATTAGACCAAATCGATAAAGGTATTGCAACAATTGCAGATATCACAGCAACTGTTGCAGGAATTGCTACAATCGTGAATGCTATCATAGACAAAGACTCTAAATTTATTGAAAACTCTATTGAACAGTTAAAATCTGCGGCTCTTGCAATGGCTATTGGTGCTATTATGAAAGACCCATGCGGAAAGTTCATCATGGAAACAGTAGGAACTGACACTCTTCTGAAAAAGTTGACATAAATAATATCTATGGTTACATACACTTATTCAGATTTAGACTTAAATTTTGGCATTCATCCAGTCAAAAAAGACTTGGTCACCAAAAAAGATGAAAATGCTGTAGCGTTTGCAATCAGAAATTTAATTCTGACTAATCACTATGAAAGACCTTTTAATCCAGAATTAGGTTCTAATGTCAGAAAATTGTTGTTTGAACCTGTTTCAGTTTTTACAGCATCTGACCTTCAAAAAATGATTGAGCAAACAATTGCTAACTTTGAACCTCGTGCAAGAGTTAGAAGAGTTGATGTTATTCCTAATGAAGATAATAATGCATATGATGTTAGAATTGAATTTTTCATTGATATGAAAACAAACCCAATTACAGCAGACTTTCTGCTTGAACGGATTCGATAAATGGCAGATAAACTAACTATAACCGAATTAGATTTTGTTTCTATTCGAAACAATTTAAAAAACTATCTTCGTAATCAATCGGCATTTACCGACTATGATTTTGAAGGTTCGAGTATTTCCGTATTGCTGGATATTCTAGCATACAATACTCATTACAATGCATACTATCAGAACATGGTTGCCAATGAAATGTTCTTGGATAGTTCTGTTGTTAGAAATTCTACAGTATCACATGCTAAACATATTGGATACACTCCAGTATCTCGCCGTTCTGCAATTGCAACAATTGATATTGGTATCATTCCAACAGACAATGCTGGCACATTAACTATACCTCGTTTTCAAGAATTTTTCTCTGAATCAATCGATGGTGTAAACTATAACTTTGTTACAACAAAATCATATACCACCATTCGTGATTGTGGTGTGTTCAATATTAATGGTATTGAAATTGTAGAAGGATTTCCTAGGGTATTGAATTATGGATATAACACTGCTTTAAATCCAAAGAGAGAGTTTTTAATCAGTGATGTTAATGTAGACACTTCAACTCTTTTGGTTACAGTTCAATCATCATCCACAAATACCGATTCGCACACTTATACAATATCGACAGACGCTACAGAAATCAATGCCAATTCAAAAGTGTATTTCTTAGAAGGCTCACTTGATGATACCTATAAGATTAAGTTTGGTGATGGAGTTATTGGTAATAATCTTTCGAACGGAAACATTGTCATTATTTCTTATGTTTCTTCAAGTGCAGATGCGGCTAACAAAGCAAACTCTTTTACTACTGGTTCTATTTCTGGTTACAATCAAGTTGTCATCAATGCAAATACAGCAGCCGCTGGTGGTTCAGAAAGAGAAACAATCTCTTCAATCAAGTTCAATGCACCACACTATTACAGTTCACAAAATCGTGCAGTGACAACTTCAGACTTTGAAGTTCTATTAAAACAAAACTATCCTGCTATTGATACAGTTTCTGTTTGGGGTGGAGAAGAAAACACACCACCAATTTATGGTAAAGTTTATATCTCATTTAAACCAAAATCTGGTGTTATAATTAATGATACAGAAAAAGCTAGAATCATAAATGAATACATTAAACCATTATGTCTTGTGACCGTCACACCAGAGATTATAGACCCCGAATATATCTATCTGAAATTTGATATTACTGTTGAAGTTGATTTGACTCTTACAACATTGACACAAAATCAAATCGCAACATTGGTTCAAAATGCAGTGTTTGATTATAATGACACAACCCTACAACAATTTGGTATAGTTTTTGTTCAATCAAAATTACAAAGTCTAATTGATAATGTGTCATCAGGTATTGTTGGTAACGAAATCAAAACTCGTGTTGAGAAAAGATTTACTCCACAACTAAATGCGTTAAAAACTTATTACATCGACTTTGCTATGCCATTACATCGTGGTGGTGGGGGTGGTGGTCTTTATGATTCATTAGACTCCACTGCATTCTATGTGAATGATGCATCTGGTACATATCGCCTTGCATATCTTGATGAAGCGCCAAATTCATTTACTGGTGTTGATGAGGTTGTTATTACCGACTCTGGTTATAGTTATCTTGAAGCACCAACAGTTACTATTACTGGTGATGGTTCTGGCGCAACTGCTGAGGCAACTATTGTAAATGGTAAAGTAACAAAAATTACTATGCTGACTCGTGGCACTGGTTACACTCGTGCTGTTGTTACAATTACTGGTGGTGATGGTTATAGTGCTAAAGGAACTGCAATTGTTGCGGCTCGTTATGGTACACTCAGAACATTCTATTACAATGAGTTGGCTGAGAAGATTATTATCAATGCAGAAGCTGGAACAATTAATTATGTAAGTGGTTTGATAGTTCTTAACAATTTTAAAATTGAAGCATTAGATTCCACTCTGAATCAAATTCGCATTGCAATTGAACCTGAAAATAAAATTATCGATTCAAGAAAAAATCAAATTCTTTTAATTGATGCTGATGGTACAGATTCTGTTGTTGTAACTCCTAGACTAAGAAATGTCAATAACTAATAAGTTATCCACTGTTGTTCGTGAACAACTGCCTGAATTTATTCGGGCAGACTATGATACTTTTGTTGCTTTTGTTGAGGCATACTATGAGTACCTAGAGCAAACAAACAAATCAACAGATTTTGGTAGAAATCTTTTAAATTATTTTGATGTAGATAATACACTTACTGATTTTGAAGAATACTTTCGCCGCAAGTTTTTAAATTCAATTCCTGCCGAGACACTTGCCAACAAAGCGTTTCTTGTCAAACACATTAGAGACTTTTGGCGTGCCAAAGGCACAGAGAAAGCATATCGTTTTCTATTCAGAGCATTGTATGGTGAAGAGATTGAAATTTTCTATCCTAAAGATAACATTCTAAGACTCTCAGCAGGTAAATGGGTTAAGAGACAATCGATTCGTTTTCTATCTGAATTTTATCATCTGGCAACAGGTAATGGAAGTACAACAGTCTTTAGATTGTTTGAGATTGCAAGCACAACAAATCTTAGAGTTTATATCAATGGTGTTTTGCAAACATCAGGATTTAACATATCACCAAATGACCCAATTATCACATTCGATACAGCACCGGCAAATGGTGCCACAATTAAATTTCATTTTGCATCATCAGATATAGTTAATCAAATCAGTAGAACAGATGGTACTCAAGTTGTTCTCTCATTCACTGGTCAAACATCTGGCGCCACTGCAATATCTGAATATGCGGAACAAATTGTTATTGGTCAAACACATGTAAACGAAATTTTCGTTTCAAATATTAGTGAAGATGTTTCATTTATTCAAGGTGAAAATGTTATTGGTAGATGCTATTATGAAGATGGTAATTATTTAAGTTTGTATTTTAATTCTCTTTCTGTATTGAAAGAGATTAATGTAGTTTCTGGTGGCGCAAGTTATAATGTTGGTGATATTGTACCAATCATTGGTGGTAGTCCTGAAACTTCAGCATCTGCTATTATTGATGAAGTTTATAGCGCATTAATTTCAAGAATTTTAGTTGTTCGTGGTGGCGCAGGTTTCAAAGTTGGTGGTGATGTTGTCATCACATCAACACCAAATACAGGTTTGACGATGGCTATTAATACTGTTGATTCTACTGGTAGTATTCATCCAAACACAATCAATGTTAATTCAGATATCATTTCTTTGTATGAAGGCAAAACAATATCAATATCTGATTATGGATTTCCAGCAACAGTCATACCAACAGGCGAAAATTCTGCAACAAGAATCGTAGATGCACTTTCATACGCAAGCATTACTGGTTTGGGTCCACTCAGCAATGTTATTGTTCTATCAAGCACATATGCATTCTCAACATTGCCAACATTGAATGCTGTTGGTCCAACTCTATCATTTTCTTCATCAAACACTGGTGGTGGCTCAGCAACAGGTAATACAAGCATTGTTACATTAGGTATTCTTGGTAAAATCAATGTAGCAAATGGTGGTTCAAATTATACATTAGGTGATGAATTGCAATTTACAACTCCTGTTGGTGGAAGAGGTTGGGGTGCATATGCTAGAGTGTCTGGATTGCATTCTTCAAACAACGGAATCAAAACAATTCAATTTGCACCAACAAGATTAACTGGTCGTGCCAATGTCACAGCAAGTGGCGTCACAATTGTTGGTACTGGCACTGCTTTTAATACTGAATTGCGTATTGGTGATAAAATTGAAATTAGTAATCAGACTAGATTCATCAATGCAATTTCAAGTGCAACAAGTGCCAATGTAAATGTTCAGTGGACATCCACAGTATCAAATGCATCAATTGGTATTTACGATAGAACATACATTGGTGGTGAATTGTATGAACAACATTTACTACCAACAATCACAGTAACGACAGCTACAGGAAACAATGCTATTCTTCTTTCTGAAGCAATATATGGTGATGGTGAATCATTATTAGCAGATGCTGAATTTGATCCAGGTCAAATCAAGTCTATTCTTTTGACAAATCCAGGTTCTCAATATGAGACAACACCAACTATCAATTTAACAACTCTTGGTAATGGTTTAGCAAATGCTGTAGCAATATTATTGAGTTCTCAGTTTACTTATGAAGGTAAGTTTGTTACTACTGATGGTTTGTTGAGTTCAGATAGAAGAATTCAAGATAGAGACTACTATCAGAATTATTCGTATGTGATTCAGTCTCAAACTGACTTCAATAAATACAGTCAAGTTCTAAAAGATTTGATTCATCCTTCGGGAACTAGAATGTTTGCTGAATACATGATTCAGAAAACAGTCACTCCACAGAGAGCAACTTCTGCTAGAACCGGACAAGTTTCTCGTGAAACAACTCTCACTGGCACAGTCAATGTTGCTAATGCAAGTATCGTGGTGACTGGTACTGGAACATTGTTCAATGTGGCAAATACAAATGGTACAATTACTATTGGTTGTTCTGTTCTCGTGAATAATGAAATACTAACAGTTAATAACATTATAAGTAATACATCATTAACGGTAACTTCTCCGTTCACATATACATCGAACGGAAACACAATCGTTACAATTGTAACTGTTGTTGAGGCAATTCAGACAGAGAATTTGGAATATTTACAAACAGAAAATGAAGAGACACTACTTTTCAACTAGGGTAAAACATGGCTAGTAAAACAATTATAGACTTACCGGTACTATCAACCGCATCGGCAAATACTCAAAATACAGTATTTGTTGTTTGGGATAAAATATCTGGTACTACAAAACAGTTCACTCTTTCGGCTCTTGATTTAGCCATCGGTAACGCATCTGCCAATGCACAGAGTACCGGTGATGGTGCATTCGCAAAAGCTAACTCAGCAAATACTTTAGCGCAGAATGCATACAATCAAGCCAATATAGATTACACCACAATCTCTACCACTGCTGGAGTTTATGGTAATGCATTTTATATTCCAGTTGTCACCCTTTCTGCTAATGGTCGTGTAAGTTCAATCGTCAATACTGCAATCACAGGTTTTGCTAATACAACTTATGCCAACGGCGCATTCAGTACAGCCAATTCTGCATACACATTAGCACTTCTCGCAAACACTGTAGCGGCGGCCGCATATACACAAGCCAACTCTGGAACAACTCTAGCACAGAATGCATACAACTTTGCAAACACTCTTTCATCTGGAACAACAGACACATTTGCTAGACCTCAAGCTAATGCCGCATATGCACAAGCGAATGCCGCAAACACTTTGGCCACTACTGCCAATGTGACCAGTCAAGCCGCATTCAATAAAGCAAACTCAGTAGCACAATATTCATATGTCACAGTTGTGGCTAATGGCACAAG